ACTTGGAACAACAACGGGATTCACTTTATTACCAATGCTGTGACCACTGCTGGTGACAGCATGTTTATCGCTGGTAACGGCAACGTTTATATTAGTGGAAACCTAACAGTAAGCGGAAATACCAACTTTACTTACACCACTACCAACTTTGTAACAGAAAGTGCAAACTTGGTTCAAACGGCATACTTGGCTGGTAACGCAACCACCAACAGTGGCACAATTACATTACAAAATAATATTGTTCCGGGCGCCAACACCTCAATTAATTTGGGCAGTACCACTGCTTGGTGGAACAATATTTACGGTGTAACATTTGTAGGAACTTCGACTAGCGCAAAATACGCTGACTTGGCAGAGAATTATCGAGCCGACAAGTTCTACAATCCCGGAACAGTATTGATGTTTGGCGGAGCCAACGAAGTCACATTGGCCGACGCAGATACTACTCGAGTTGCTGGGGTAGTTTCTACCAATCCAGCCCACTTGATGAACGGTGGATTGAACGGTGCATCAGTAGCAGCAGTGGCCCTGGTGGGACGTGTTCCTTGTAATGTAGTTGGACCAGTTGCCAAAGGCGATTTGATGGTATCGGCCGGATTTGGATTTGCTAAAGTTAATAACAATGCTCAACCCGGGCAAGTGATTGGTAAAGCACTTGCCGACTTCCCGATCGCAGCAAAAGGTGTTATTGAAGTGGTTGTGGGTAGATTATAATACCCAAAACCCCAAGAAAAAGGGCCTAGGGCCCTTTTTCATTTGCAATAAATATACAATAACACGGATGTAATAAATGGCTTTAACTCGCCCACTGATTAACAATTTAAATACCAATATTGAAATATTCAATGACACAATAACGGTTTTACATGCTAACGCCAGCATAGCCAACAGTGATATTGGTTTGTTAATGAATCGCGCCGGTGGACTTGTACCAAATGCAGCATTTTATTGGAGCGAATCTACACTGGCATTTGTTGCAGCCCTGACCTCAAATACCGGGGTGGGCTATAGCAATATAACTGCTACGAGCTATGCCAATATTACTACAGGATCTTTAAACGCCAGTAGTGTGACTGCAAGTGGAACAGTTGTGGCCACAGGATTTTATTATCCCAACGGACAAAACGTAAGTGCTGGGTCGGTTAATCTCAGTATCTATCTAAATAAAGTTACCGCTACGAATACCGCTTACACATTAGTTGATAGTTTATCAAATGTGGGCAACACCAGTGTGCGTTGGACTGTGTCTAGCAGTGATAACATATACTCAAACTTTAAAATGAGTACTATCAATGCAGTAACCAATGGTGCAAACGTTTATTATACCGAATACGGTGTACTGCAAAACAACAATAGTGCAAACGTTGCTACATTTACCAGTAACGTTTACAATGGATTGATCAGTTTATGGGCGTTGGGCGGAAGCGGTAACGTAACTGTGGCAATTGAACGTGAAAGTTTGGGCACTGGAATTACCGCAGGATATTTAAGTAGTACAGGGCCACAAGGGGCTCAAGGTAATATAGGCCCAACAGGAACTGTAGCAAACACCACAAGTTGGATTGTGACTACAAATTTAACAGCCGCAACCAGCACAACAACTGGAGCATTACAAGTTTCGGGTGGTGCAGGTATTGGGGCAAACTTGTGGGTCGGCGGCACTATAAACGGTAATGCCGCGGCCGGATCCGCTTATTCAAATGCAGTAGGTTACATTGGATTACCTCAAAATGCACAGTCCAGTAGCTACACGTTGGCGTTGACTGACCAAGGCGAACAAATTTATTTAAGTTCTACTGCAAACGTAACTATACCAGCAAACGCCACCGTGGCGTTCCCCGTTGGTACAACAATCAACATTATCACAGGGCCCACTGCCACTGCCAACGTATTAATAAATTCTGACACACTATACTTAGGTGGAATTGGTACTACAGGTACTCGAACACTGTCAACTTATGCAATGGCCACATTGGTCAAGGTTGGTACTACTTCTTGGTACATTGGCGGAACTGGAGTTAGTTAATGGTTGCTAGTGTATCACGTCCTACTGGCATTGTAAAGAACGGATTGATATTGAATTTAGATGCCAGCAATACCGCAAGTTATCCCGGAACCGGCACAACCTGGACTGATTTAACCGGCCGTGCAAATGGCACAGTTGCTGGTGCAGTGACATGGGTTAATAACGGAAATCAAAGTTATTTTAACTGGGCCACTAAGGGATCGGGCAATTACATCAGCAGTTCAGTAACACAAAAGTATCTGCATTTTACTATAGTATTTTATCCAGACTTTACATTAAGCAACGATGCTAGTTTAGTTGGTATATTGGGTACCAGTTCAGATTCAACAAATTTAGATACCAGTCTAAGATTTGGTGGTGCAAATGGTACAGGGCCGTGGACCATAAATAATCCAGACAATAATGATGGGTACGCAAGTACTGCAATCTCATATTATGTAAACAATCAAGTTTATACCGGATCAGGTAATGTATCGTCAGGATGGAACATACTGTCGGCATATCGAAGCAACCAAACCAAAGCTGCTTGGGGCGACTCAGGGTCGGGATTTGCCTACTACCTAGGCACAGAAGGATACAGTACAGTCAGAGATTTTCAAGGAAGAATTGCTCTAGTATTGGGATACAATAGACAACTTACCGCCGCAGAAAATTTACAAAACTATACTGCGCTTAGAAGTAGGTTTGGGGTATAAATACATTAACAGGATAACCCATGCAACAAATTAAACGACTTTATAGATCAAACTACGCAGGCGAAAATGTTGTCAAATCATTGACTTACGAAAATGCCACTTGGATTCAAGAAAACGAGTACGCACCAAATGCAGTTACTAACCTACAGATATCCAACAAGGCCGTGGTGTTGGGCAATGGTATTAGCAGAACCGAACTGTATCCTCAAGGAGACTTGTTTGGTTTATTAAAAAATCACAAGGGCGGACTGTTGGCAGCAGGTGCAGTACAAACTTATGGATGTAATGCGATTGTGCGTGATTTTATTCCTGACTTTGTTGTTTGTAATGATGTATTGGCACATGAAATGGTAAATGATGGTTACTGTGATAAAACCATTGTGTATGGTAATGCCAATATGATTCTAAGTTATCCCGGAAAGTTTTATCTAACCCCGCAAGATCCCAGCTGGGACATGGGCGCCATTGCAGCATACCTTGCTTGTTTTGACGGTCACACAACAGTTTATTTAATGGGATTTGATTGCCATACCGGGGAATCATATTACCACATGAATGTTTATTCTGGCACCGACGGGTATCCTGATGTAGCCGAGCCCACTACTGAAGAGTTCTTTAGTCAGACTCTGCAATTGGTAATGAAAACTTACCCCAATGTGGACTTTGTGCGAGTAACTCCTACGCCAAATTATTACATGCCCGAGCGTTGGAAATATCAACTAAATCTAAGACAAATTACTTTTAATGAGTTTGTTAAAGAAGTTGATTTATAAAACTGTTTCTAGAGTTTTAATTTTATCAATTACACTATTGAATTTGAATGTTCTCCAAACACCAGGATGTAAGGGTTTGGGGTAATCATCTAAATGTACCCAACAATAACCTCGATGTTCGTTGTTTAAGATAGGCACAAATTCTTCGTCAACATTGATAACATAAGTATGGTATTCGAATTTACTCGAGTCACTGGTAAACTTTTCAATCGGAATAAGTTTTGCATCTCGAATCACACCACCTAACTCTTCAAGTATTTCTCGATTCAATCCATCGATCACCGTTTCTCCGGATTCGATTTTACCACCAACCAATCCCCAAGTTCCAGCATAGCTTCCGCCATGGCGTAGTAAAAAAAGATATCTGTGAGTTGTTCTACAATAAATTAATGCACCGGCGCTGATTAGATTGACAGATTCCATGCTCCTTCGGGGTAGACCCCGTCGTAGCTCTTTGTCCATTGATTGTTTTGCCATTTATATTGAATTCCGGTTGTTAGATTAGTTAAGTATTGTAACGTATTAGTGGTCTGGCTGTCAAATACCACACTCCAGTGTTGTCCGTTGTATTGTATTATGTCATTGGCATGTGCCACTAGATCTTGATTGTCACGACCGCGCCAGGCCAGCGCACCTTCTGGGTTATCAAAATCTCCAATGTCGTTGATAATTAAATATCTTGTACCAGTTGCCGGGCTAGTCAAGTAACTGCCCACGTTGACATTGCGCGGGTCAATGATGGCATTTATTGCATTTAATGTATTGGCCGGAGTTGTATTGGTAAACGGACTGTAGATCAACAAACTGGGATCTGTGGGATGATTTGCAACTGTACCAATTATTTCGCTGCCGTTGGATTGTGTTAGGCGTATTTGACTGCTTCCTGAAATAAATTTACCGTAGCGATCCAACAACGGCGCCCAGGACTGTCTAGTGCCAGAAATTACAGTATCGTTGTTGAAGGCATCATTGGTGGTAACATCGGTACTGTTTAATAATTGTAACGTATTGCCGCTGTCGCTGGTGCTTAACAACACACTATATCCCAATATACTCACAATTGTTTGCCCTAGACTTTGTAAAGTATCCAAGTCTTGCATATTGGTAATAACCGTTTGAATAACACCCATCTTCTTGACCTTGATGCTGGTGCTTAACCAAATTGGTAAATCAAAAGTCATTGTGGCAACATCAATGGGTTCTTCACCACCAGTGGGCACAGTTCTACTGCTCCAAGTGATATCGGTTAGTAACACATAGCTCAGACTGGTCCAATCGATATAGTTGTCGGTGCTTTGCATCTCCATGGCAGGATTAAACAACACACTCAGCTGCTCGATCAATTGCAACTTTTGTTCGGTGTTACTGGTCCAAATATCCATCTTGAGAGTCAACT